ATGCTCATGGCGCGCTGATCCTGGGATGCCTCGGCGTCGCGGACGCCGATGTGGCCGACGATGAAGCTGAGGAGCGCGGAGCGGTACATCGGGTCGAAGGTGACCGTGTCGCCGGCGTTCGACGGAACGATCACGACCCCGTCCGGAAGGAACAGGTCGAAGCGGATGCGCAGCGCCTCGTTGAGGCCGATCTTCAGCGCCCGCAGGATCTGGTCGTCGCCGTAGCGGTAGGGCGCGCGCTCGTCCTGGAGGATCGTGCGCGTCTCCGCGATGTAATCCGCCAGCGTGTCGAGCGACATCAGACCCCCCCTTACGAAAGTGGCCCGGCTACCTGGACGGTAACCGGGCCAAGTCCCCCCTCCCGAAACCCCTGTGCCCCCCAGCCAGGGTTGCGTGTGCAGGCTCTTACGGGGCCTGCATCACGACTGCTTGGGCCAGCGCGATCCCGTCGATGACCTCACGGCCGTAGACCTGGAGGCCGCGGATGGCCTTGTCGAACGAACCTTCGAGATCGATGACCTGAACCTTGGTCATCTGGGTCGCGAAGGTCACCGCGTGCTTGGTGCCCGCGTAGATCACCGATTCGCCGGCGGCGAGACCGTCATCCGTGCCGTTGGGCAGGAGGTTGGACTCGATGATCTTGAACCGATCGATCACGCCCAGCACGCCGGTGCGGAGCATGGACTGCTCGTCGCCCGAGAGCGCAGCGATCCGGAGCTCGGAGCGCTTGATCTCGGCCGAGAACCACATCGGCACCAGCAGATACCGATCGGGGATCGGGATGTTCTGCTCGTCGAGCACCTGCGCGAGGCGGGTGATGACGTCGATGACCTCGACCTGGCCGGCCTTGGCGTCGCGAGCGGTGACCACCAGCGGAGAGCCCGTCAGGCCCAGGTTGATGTTCTTCGACTTCGCACCGGCCGTGTGACCGAGGTTCGCCGGATCCGCCTTGTCCTTCATGTACTGAAGAACTTCGGTCTCGATGTCGATCTTCATGCGCTGAGCGGCGTCGTCGCCGATCATGTCCATGTAGTTCAGGTCCATCTGACCGTCGACGATGTCGCCAACGACCTCCGAGAAGACGATCGCCTGATCGATCTTCAGGGTGTCCATGCTCACCGAAGCGCGGTGGAACTGGAGTTTGTCGCCGTCCTTGTAGCGATAGGTCGTCGCCTTCGGCTTGCGCCGGATGTTGATCGCCTCGCCCATCTTCAGCAACGCGGCCTCGTGGTCCGTATTGGTGAACCACGGCAGAGCAGTGTTGTCGTAGAAGGTCTCGGTAACCTTCATCGCCCACAGGGTGGGGATGAACACGCCGCTATAGACGGGCTGCGGAGCCGTGCCGACGTTCGGCGCAGTGGACTGCGGAAACATTACTACCCCCCTCGATGGGGTGCCGGGTATTCCCGGTCACCCCTCCCCTCCCAACTGCCGGTTTATCCGGTCAGCGTCCTTGTACGACCCGCCCCTCTCTGGAAGCAGTCTCGTAGACCTTCATCCGCGCCAGGCGCTCCGCACGGGTTCCCGTGAAGCCGCCGTTCGTGAATGCGCGGATTTCCGATTCTGGAATTTGACGTGTCGCGTCGCTGACCTCTGCACGAGGTGCCGCGCTTGCAACCTTGGTCCCACCCGGTCCTGCGAGCTTCTCCAGCGAGACCTTGCCCTGCGCCGGCGGTGCCGGGGTGGGCGTTGGTGTGGCAGGAGCGGCGGACTGTGAGGCCACTTCGTCGAGGAAGTCCTGAAACACGCGGGCGACGCCGGCTGCATCCAGGAGCTTCTCCCGCTCAAGAAGCATAGCTTTGCGGCCATGTCCAGTGAGCTTGTCGTCCTCAAGCAGCCATTTGTTGAAAGCTGTGTCTCCATTGAGACGCTGGAAGGCCTCACCGGTCATCCGCAGATAGCCCATGACGTTCTGAAGGAAGCCGTTGTAGACCGCCTGCTCCTCGTCCTTCTTCCGCTGGGCCTCCTTCTCGGCCTTGGTCTGCTTCACGACGGGCTTCACCTCGTCGACGTCGGAGCGCAGGCGCGCGATCTCCTCGCGCAGGGCGTCGTTCTCCTCCTGCGCGGCGCGGCGCATCAGGTCGACGAGCTCGGGGCTGTAGTCTTCGAGTTCGGCGTCGCTGATGCGCTTGCCGCGCGCGGTCTGCGAGGCCGTCGAGGCGGAGCCCTTCAACTCCTGGATCTCGACTTCCAGGTCGGCGATGTGTCCGGCGAAGTCGCCAGCGGCCTGATCGGCCTCCTCGGCCTGGCGCTTGAGGTCGGCGTTCTCAGCCTCGAGTTCTGCGACCTTGCGCTGGAGCGCGTTGATGCGGCCCTCGACGGAGCGATACTTGTGCTCCCAGTCGATGCCGCCCTCGGTGCGCGCGGGCTCGTGCGTCGGCTCATGCTCGGGCTCGCCGTCGTCGGTGACCGGTGCGGTCACCGGCTGGGTCACCGGCGCGGGCTCCTCGATCACCGGCAGGGGCTTCACCCCGCCCTCGACGATCTCCGCGGGCGGGACCTCTCCGTTGGCGTAGCGCGCCTCAAGCTCCTGGCGCATCTGCACGAGGCCGCGCGGACGGTTGGCGGTCATTCTGTTCCCCTCTTGGTGGCTTCAACCTTCTCCGGCCCTTCCCGGAGCAGCTTGGTAATCTCGCGGAAGGCCTGCGCGCGGGCGCGCGCCCTGACCAGGCCCTCGTCCGGGATGGTGCCCCCCGACAGCATCGATTCGAGGACCATGGCGTCCTGCTCGGCGAGGGCGTCGATCAAGGTCCGCCAGCGTGACAAGTCGAGCGTGGCGACCTCGTAGGCCGCCCGCTCGATCCGCTCCCGTACCTCGGCCTTCGCCCTCGCGTCGCTCACGTGTCGCTCCCGGTGATGCCAGCCTTCATCGGGTCCGGCCCGGGCTGGTCGATGGTGCTCTTGCCGTACTGGCCGGCCAGGCGGCCGATCCGGGATCCGCCTGGCAGACCGAGCCCCAGGCTCGGATCCTGGGTCTTGCTGGCCTTGCGCTCGATCCGCTGGATCTTGGTCCCGGCGAACGACTTCGCCAGGTTCGCGCTGGGCTGGGGCTGACCGAAGGACCCCGTGGTGGGGAGCCCTCCGGTCGCGCCCTTCACGCTGGATCCTTTGATCCCGCGCGGCATCAGACCATCGCCCTCCGACCCTTGAAGGTGCCGGTCTTGTCCCCGGAGGTCTTGGCCTTCCCGGTGACGCCGGACTTCTGGGTCTCGACCTTCTGCTTGCCGGTGGTGTCCTTGCCACCGCCCTTGATGAACTTGCCGCCGGCGTTGCCCGCGTTGACCTTCCCGGTGACGCCGGCCTTCTGGGTCCCCACGGACTGCTTGCCCGTGGTGTCCTTGCCGCCGCCCTTGAGGAAGTCGCCCTTCCCGGCCGTCTTGACCTTCTGCTTGAAGCTGCTGTCCGCCTTCATCGTGAAACCCCTTCAGTGGTGCTGGGAGACCATCGCCCGCATCGAGTTGGCGGAGGCCTGGTTTGCGTCGAGCCCCTTGGGGCTCGGCTGGGAGGCGATGCCCGGCTGCTTGGGCGGGCTGCCCCCGTTCGGTGCCGCGAGTTGCGGATTCTGTGCGATCGCCGCGGCCTGCTGTGCGGCGGCCGCCTTGGCGGCGATCGCGGCGAGCCGGACCTTCAGCTTGAGCTCCTGCTTGGACATGACCGCGCGCTTGCCGACGTGACCGATGCGCGAGGCGACATCCGCGAGCAGGCCGCGGCGGCCGTCGTCGCCCATGAGCGCCATGTCGCCCGGGTTGTTGGTGATCTGCAGGAACTCCAGTTCGCGCTGGCGCATCACTTCCTCGGTCATCGCCAACGTGACGCCCTTGACCACGATAGCCTCGTCGCCGCGCAGGTTCACGCCCGCATCGGCGTACATGCACATGTCCCGCAGTTCCTGAAGCATCGGCGCGATGATGTCGCTGTCGATGTTGCCGGCCACGTTCTTGAGCATCTTGGCGGCCTGGCTCATCGACATCGCCATGCCCGAGGCCGTACGCCCGATCGCGCCGCCCTGGGTCGCGCCCATGGCGAACTTCGGGATCCCGCACTCCTCGTCGGCCTTGGCCTCCTGGTCCTGGATGTAGGCCATGTTCTGCTGGACGTTGTTGGGCACGATCTGGAACTCGACCGGCGGCCGGTTCTGCGCGACGACGGCCTCAGGATCGTCCACGCAATCGATGACCATGTACGGCTGGATCGAGGTGACGCTCTCGCCCGGCGCGAGACGGTTGCGGTTCACCACCGTGATCGGGCCGGCCGAGAACGCCATGTTGTTCTCGATCGAGCGCCAGGCCATGTCGATCGTCTTCTGCCGCGGCGCGATGATCTCGGCCAGCGACTTGCCGATGACCGTCCCGGGCTGCTTGCGGTAGCTCGTGACGTAATACTGGTGCCGGTCGCGGAGCGACGACGACAGCTGGATCTTGATCACGAACTGGCCGATCAGCCAGGCCTGGACCAGGTAGTCCTGATCGGCGTCCGGGATCTGCTCCTCGGTCATCCCGTAGTCGAGCAGCATCTTGCCCTGGATGTGACCCTGGAACTCCAGGCAGTCGATCGTCCCGGTCTCGTTCTGGTACGGGCTCTCGCGGGATTCGCTGGTGGCGCGGCTCTGATCGGCGGTGTCGGTGTACTGGTAGCTGCCGCGAGAATACTCCCGGAGCACGTTGCGGATGGCCTCCTCGTCGTACCCGGCTACGCCGATGTAGGAGTTCAGTTCGTGGCGCGTCAGGCGCTTGCGCTCGATGCAGTCCGCGTGCGCGATATCCGAGACACCCGGGCTCCACCAGAAATCGTAGGGTGAGATCTCCTCGAAGAAGATCTTGGCGCGGGTCTCCTTGACCGGCTTGCCGTTGACCCAGGTCAGCTGCGGCTGCATCCGCACGCACGGACCCTTCATGATCGCCGTCGGATTCACCGGCAGGCGGATCAGAACGTTGCGCAGCGCGTCGTAGAAGCCGCCCTCGACCATGATGTCGTCGACGGCGAGCTCCGACTTCTCGTTCTCGTCCCAGACCTGATCGATCAGGGCCTGCTCGGCCATGATCTTCAGAAGCTCGATGCGCTCGTGAACGTCGAGGGCGTCGACAAGCTCGGCGGCCGCCTCGGGCCCACCGAGCTTCTCCTCGAGGCTCTTCAGGTCCTCGTCGACCTCGGTCTCGATGGCCGCGAGCACGTCGTCGGGCACCTTCGGGCGCGGCGTCGGCGTGAAGCCCCACGGGCGATCGCCCTGAAGGTAGACCTCGTTCAACAGCGCGGTCGCGCCGGCGCAGCGCGAGGGCGTGAGCCCGGACTTGGCGCGTGACATCCCGGTCGCGGCGATATCCGCCAGCGTGCCAGGATCGTACTCACAGTCGTTGGCGAGGGTGCAGGCCTGGTAGCGCGGCGTGATGTGCGTCGCGAAGTGCCGCTTCATCATACTGAACGCGCGCAGGATATGCCCGGCGATCTCGCCCAGCATCCGGTCGTTCGACGTATTCGCAGCTGCTTTGGCCTGCTGCTCTTCCTCGGCCCGTTGACGCTCTGCCACCACGACTTCGTCGGGCGACATCACGAACCCGGGCCCGCCCCCCGCGAGCGCCGATGCCATCTCTTAAGCCCCCTTGGCTCCGTCGTGGCGCGGAGCTTTGTGTTGCATTAAGCTAATCCACAAAGGGGGGCGAAATGTCAAAGGATACAGTCTCGGTGCGTCCGGATTTGACCGGACAGTACCTGGAAAGGCTCGTGCACGCGGTCGCGCGCGAGACGGCGTTCGGGGTCTCGGAGCGCCATGAGATCTGCGAACGCCACCAGATCACGACGGACCTCTACGACGAGATCGTCGCGCTGCCGGCGTTCCAGCAGGCGCTGACCGAGCACGCGCTCGCGTTCGCCACCAAGGCCCCGAAGGAACGGCTCCAGATGCTCGCCATGTCGGCGATCGAGTTCGGGCTGCCCTCGATGGTCACGGCCATGGTCGGGACCACGGACCCGCTCTCGGCCCGCGCCGAGGTGATGAAGAACCTCATGAAGCTCGCCGGCCTCGGCGAAGGCGGTGGCGCGGCCGGCGGCGGCATCTCGATCCAGATCCACCTGGACAAGCGCCGCGACGTGCCGCGCCCGGCAGAGGGCGAGACGATCGACCACCAGGCCGAGGAGATCACGCCGGTGGAGCGGACGGCGCGCGCGCCGATCTTCTCACTGCGCACCGCGGTGACCGCGCCGGTCACCGATCCCGAAGACGAGCCGATCGACGAGAGCCTGATCGACATCGACGAGGTGATGGACGGTCTCCCGGATCTTCCCGACCTCGATCCCAACGCGCTGGAGCGGATCAACCGTATCCGCCAGGCGATCGCCCAGGACCGCACGGCCGACGCGATCCCGATCAACCAGCCAGACTTCGTGGAGCCGGCCGCGCGCGGATTCGCACGCACCGAGGTCAGCATCCACAACAAGGGCGAGGACGATCCGTTCATGATGGACGTCAGCGTCGGGCCGACCCGCGTGGGCACGGTCCGCGATTACAGACCGAGAGGGGGCAACGATGAGTGAGGCGAGCAACGTCCACTTCCTCAACGAGACCTGCAAGAGCATCGAGCGCGGGGGTCAGGCGCTCGATGGGATGGCGCGGCACCTGATGATCGAGGCCGGTGCGATCGCCTCGCTGTGCGCCGGCGATACGGGCATGGCCGGCTACTTCCTCGTCGCGCTCCAGACCGACGGGTCGTACCGGTTCGCCTACCGCAGCCCGGAGGGCGAGACGCTGGTCTCGCCGACCATGTTCGCCGCGTTCGTCAAGGAAGTCGCGACCCGTGAGATCATCACCGAGGTCGTCGTGAAGAACCAAATCAACCGGCTCTAAGACCGGCTCAAGGGGGATCAGAGATGGCTACGCGTCAGAGCGCCGTTCAGGCGTCGATTACCTTCGACTATACGCCACCGCCGACCTGCTACGACTTCATGCTGTCCGAAGCGTCGATGCGGGTGATCATGGGCCCGGTCGGCTCGGGCAAGACGTACTGCTGCATCGTCGAGATGCTGCGCCGGTGCATGCAGCAGGCCCCGGCCCCGGACGGCAACCGCTACACCCGTTGGGCGATCGGCCGTCAGACCCAGCGCCAGCTGGAAGACACGGTCCTGAAGGACATCACGATGCTGCTCGGCTCGCTGTGCGAGTGGCAGCCCTCAAAGAAGACGATCCTCGTGAAGTTCCCCGTCGACGACAAGGCCACGTCGTGGGTGATCTCGGAATGGATCCTGATCCCCCTGGAGGACAAGGACGACGTCTCGCGCCTGCTCTCGATGCAGCTGACCGGGGCGTGGTTGAGCGAGTGCATCGAGATGAGCCTCGACGTGGTCGGCCCGCTCGCCGGCCGCCTGGGCCGGTATCCGTCGGCGAACTTCGGCGCGCCGTCCTGGTACGGGATGATCGCGGACACGAACTTCCCGATGGAGGGCGACGCGTGGTGGACCCGCCTGGAGCGTGAGCTCCCGCCCGGCTGGCGCGTGTTCAAGCAGCCCGGCGGCCTGGAGCCCGACGCCGAGAACCTGGAGTGGCTGACCCAGACCGAGGAGACCCGCAAGCTGCCGCTCGACCACCCGCGCCGCATCGCGCAGGGCCGGAAGTATTACCAGGACCTGGTGGCCAACCAGTCGCCGGACTGGGTCAACCGCTACGTCCACGCCCGCTACGGCATCGACCCGTCCGGCCTGGCGGTGTTCCGCGACACCTACAAGCCGAAGCACCACCTCCACCGCGACGAGGACGGCGAGCTCGCGGAGATTCCGTACGACCCGACGCTGCCGCTGCTGATCGGCCAGGACTTCGGCCGCAACCCGTGGGCGGTGATCTGCCAGGTGGACCACCGCGATCGCCTCAACGTCCTGCGCGAGGTCAACGGTTCCGACATGGCGCTGATCACCTTCCTGCGGGACAAGCTGAAGCCGACCCTGTCCGAGCACTTCCCGCGGACCTCGCGCGACTTCATCCTGCTCGTCGGCGATCCCACCGGCAGGAACCGCTCCACGCTGATCGAGTCGAACGAGTACAAGATGCTCGCCGACCACAACTTCCACGCGGTGCCGGCACGGACGAACGTCATCGAGGAGCGGCTCAACGCCGTGCACACCGTGCTCTCGGACTTCGCCCACGACGGCCCGATGATCCGGATCGACGCCATCAACTGCCCGAACCTCGTGCTCGGCTTCGCGGGCCAGTACAAGTTCACGAAGCGGCGCGACGGCTCGACCCCGCCGACCCCGGACAAGAACCACCCCTACTCGGACGTCATGGACGCGCTGCAGTACGCGGCGACGGAGTACCAAGCCGGCGGCTCGGATCGGGTGACGATGAAGCTGAAGAAGATGCGCCCGCAGGTCCAGGCGCAGACCAAGCCGAGGCCCGGACCCCGGGCGTTCTTCTCGTAGGCTTGGAGGGTCGCAGACAAAACAAAGGCCTGGCGGCGCGAAGGGGGGAGACGCGCGGCCAGGCCTTAGAAGGGGTCTCAAGGGGGGCTTGAGATGTCCGTACAACCGTTGACCCTTGTCAGGGTTCCCTAGTGCCGCGATCTTTTTTTCAGATCGGCCAGCGCCCCGCTCAGACAGTGCCCCGGCCCCACCGGCCCCACCAGGAACGCCACCGCGTGCATGTGGTCGTCCGGGTCGTCCAGATCGATCTCGTCCCCCGCGCCGTCCCAGAGCCCCAGCACCCGCACCTCTCGTCCATCCTCCAGCGTGGCACGCAACGTCTTGAGATCGATGGCTGCCACGTCAGGCCCATCGTCCAGAACCCCCCGACACATCACCCTTCCACCTCCTAAAGTTGCTTGATCAAGTAACCGTCGACCTCGGCCATGCACAGAAGCAGAAGCCGCGACCAGGTGTCTTCGTCGGCCACTTTGACCGCGATCTCTTGAGCCACGCCGGCCCGGGACTTGATCTTGGCGACCAGTACCGCCCGTTGTCCCTCAGCGCGCTCTAACAGTGTCTGAACGTCTCGGGGCAGACCGTACTGTTTCGGACCTGACGCCGAGGCGACCGGGTGGTTCACCCACACGCCGGTGTCCGCGCCCTGATCGACGATGACCATGCGCAGGTCGATCTCGCGTCCGTTGATCTCCAAGCCCGCCCCCTGATCCTGACCCGATGTGAACTACCACAGTAAGCGGATAGTTCACATTCGATTTTGGTCCTGTGTTGTCGTCTGACGATAACCCTCCCCACCCCCACGCACGCGCGTGTCCACATGCCCCCACCCCGCGCACCCGGGGGCCCCCGCGCGGTCTATCCGGGCGCGCGTATCGCGTTCCGATCCCCGCCCTGAAACCGACCCTCAAACTGACGCTGCGGCTCGGCTGGCAAGTGGTGTCGGAACAGACCGACCCACTCAAGCGGAGATGCACAGATGTACGGTGAGATCGAGATCCTGGACGAAGACTTCGACGCTCTGGAAAGCGACGTTGTGGGCCACCTGGCAGACAACGACTAGGACGGAGCCCCGGCGCTACTGCCGGGGGACCTGGCAACACCTTCGGTGACCGCTGCGGTTACCACTCGGCGAGGTGTTCCCTGGTCCCCTTCGGGACCCCAACACGGGAAGCGGACCTGACGACTGGCCCGCCGGACGTGCTCTTTGACAACTGAATAGGGCGACCCGCACCGCAAGGTGCACCGGCCAAGGTCCACCGTGAGGTGCCACCGCCGGACAGGGGAAGGAGTGAAGCCACGCCGCTCAGCGAGTGTGTGGCGACCCTAGGAAGGCTGTGAGGTTCGTCACCTCTAGGAACCCCTAGGGATCGGGCAACGGAACCGGTGACGGTCCCATCCGGCGACAAGCGAGCGGTACATCCGCGGCGCGGCGAACGGGGCGTGGGATCGGCCGGGGATGTGAAGCCGACACGACAACACTGACCGCCGCGGGGCAACCTGCGGCGGTCACCTCTAGGACCCGGAATCGGCGCGGTACGGCGCGGATCCCCGGCCCTAGGGCCTGCGGAGCGGTGATGAGGATCCCGCTCCCAAACGGCGGCCCGGACTGGTCATCCGGGCCGCCACCATTCCCCCGGACGGCGCATCAGACCCGGTGCGCCGTCTCTGAGAATGTGAGGCTGCAACCATGAAACATGTCACGCTCGGGATCATCGTGGCGCTCGACATCTGCGCCCAAAGCGACGGCGGCGACCGCCCCGCGATCGACCTCTACAGCCTCGGCACCATCGCCTACGGCCTCGCGGTCAACGGCAAGGCCGACGCCATCCATGGCCGGTGCCCGTCCTTCGTGCGTCAGGCCTTCCAGGCCGGTCTGGAGGATCGCGCCTGATGGCCTTCCAAGTGATCGTCCACTGGCCCGTGCAACCCGGTTCCGTCTGGGACTGCCTCGCCAAGCGCCTCGGGCGCGAACCCACGTCGGCCGAGATCAAGGCCGAGATCCGCCGCATCGTCACCCGGTGAACCCATGGCCTTCGTCATCGTCGATTCCCACACCGGCCGCGTGGTCGGACAGGCCAAGACACGGGCCGCCGCAAGCCGGTCCGTCGATCGCCGCGACAACGCCTATGGCGGATACCGCTATCGGGCCGAGACCGCCGAACGCTACGCCGAACGACAGGAAGCCCTGGCCGCGGATCGTGAGGCCGCCGCATGGGCCAATCGGCGAAACCATACCTCCTGTCGGGCGGAAGGTCCGATCTGCTGACGGCGTTTCCCGTTAGATCCCCCGCACCCCCGGACCGCCCAAAACGGGCGGGTTTTCCGGCAGGAGGAGGCCTCGAGATGGGGTGTGCTTTTGAAAGCACACCCGGTGTGGTATAAATGTTAACTTTTTAAAGGTTTAAATGTTTTAACTGTTAAGAGGGATAGGCAGGTTTTCGGTTTCGGGGGTGGTGGCCGGAAATGCGGTCCCATGTCTGCAACCCTCGCGCTATCCCGCTCTCCTACCCGTAACAGTTAAAACATTTAAACAGTTACGCGGAATCAACGGCTTAGCAGGGGGTCAAAGTTAACCTTTAAGCCGGTGCAATCGCGATAGTTAACCCGGACGGGCCCGAACGAGGCTGTCCGGGCTGGTGACCGGCGCTGGTGACCGGTGACCGGCGGGTAAAGGTGGCCCCGGCGAGCCCGGCGGACGGCGACAGTTAACCCGCGCCGCGACATTTAAAAATCGTGTCCTCTCAGCAACAGGAGGTGTGAGCATGCCCCACGTTCGGGATCCGGTGCGGGAGGTTCCGCGCCTGCCGGGGAGTGACCGGCCGGTG